GTTTCAAAGATCCGTGAGAAAACTCAGGGGAAGTTGATTATCAAAGAGTATCCAACTGCATCTGCTCATGTAGGTCACTTTCGTGCTCTTCTTGATGAGTTGAGAATGAAGAAAAACTTTTCGGCCAATGTGATTTACATTGATTATTTGAATATTTGTGCCAGTTCTCGGATTAAGGGACTTGGTGGATCGATCAATAGTTATTCTTACATCAAGGCAATTGCCGAAGAGATTCGAGGATTAGCAGTTGAATTCAATGTTCCGATCTGGTCAGCAACTCAGGTGACAAGAGCTGGATTCGGTAATACCGATATTGAACTCACAGATACTTCTGAATCGTTTGGTCTTCCGGCCACTGCTGATCTAATGATCGCTCTAATTTCTACTGAGAAACTTGAGGGATTGAATCAATTGATGGTGAAACAACTGAAGAATCGCTACAATGATCTTACTGAAAACAAGAGGTTTGTGGTGGGAATTGATCGCTCAAAGATGAGACTTTATGATGTCGATGATTCCGCCCAGACACTGACATCTGGGCCCAATAATGGCCAAGATGTCACACAAAATAATCACGATTTTAGTTCCTTTAAGATATAGGGTCCCCTTAATTACCCATATATGGGCAATTATACCTATAATTACACTATTAATACTAATATGTGGCCACTTAATAACAGTGCCAAATTGGCACAGAAAATATTCCACCTCCGACAACAAATAAAGGTTGACTTTCTGGTTTAATTAGTTTATAGTAATGGTATATAGATTATGAATATCAGCATAAAGGGTTCCACTAAGACAAAAAGGAAACATATCGAACAGGCAGCACAGTATTTTGAGAAGATCCTTTTCAAAAGAAAGTTGCCCACTCTTGTTCTGAAGATTAAGTTGATACACCGTCTGAATTATAAAGAGGGAAATGAAGGGGATTGTATATGGGAGGATAAAAGAACCAAACCAAGACAATTTACAATCCGACTTAATTCGAGTGATGATCTTTCCACTTTAATTGAAACCTTTGGTCATGAAATGGTTCATGTAAAACAATACGCTCGGGGGGAAATGAAGGATTCGAAATTCTCAACAGATCTCATATATTGGAAAGGAAAAGAGTATGATTCATCTAAAATCCACTATTATGATTGGCCATGGGAAATAGAAGCGATGGGTCGAGAAAGAGGTCTTTATATAAGATACATGCAAACATTTAATTACACTCATGAAAAATGGGCAAAGTATTTTATTTGACCCCTAAAAAATCAATATAAAGTGATTCATTAGAATTCGTAAATCTTATAAATAGGGGTATTATCTAATTTATGGGATCTATGTTAAAGTTTAAAGAGTTTCTTCCTGAGTCAAAGGTTGGCAAAAATGTCCATATGACGCACATCGAAGATAGAGTTATCTACGGTGGAGTAAAAGGAGCAAGAGATTCAATCGCGGCACTTCGTGCGTTTCGCGATATGTTGGCCGGTCACGGTAAGAGTCGTTTTGATGTGACGGTCAAGTGGGACGGAGCTCCCGCTGTCTTTGCCGGAATAGATCCAAGTGATGGAAAATTCTTTGTTGCAAAGAAAGGTATTTTTAATAAAGATCCAAAGGTCTATAAGTCAGAGGAAGATGTTCGTGCGGATACTTCCGGAGATCTTGCGGATAAACTCATCATAGCGTACAATGAATTGAAAGGTCTTGGAATTAAAGATGTAATTCAAGGCGATATTATGTTTACAAAGAATGATCTTAACGTTGAGAATATCGACGGGGAGAAGTACGTAACATTCCAACCAAACACAATTGTATATGCTGTACCAGTCAAGTCCAATCTAGCAAAAACCATAAAGAAAGCAAACTTAGGAGTGGTCTTTCATACTACCTACAAAGGAAAAACCTTTGAGGATATGAAAGCATCATACGGAATAGACATCGGTAAACTTAAGAAAAAAAGTTCTATATGGTATCAGGACGCAGATTACAGGGATCAAAGTGGCACAGCAACACTCACAGACACAGAAACAAAAAGAGTAACGGCGGCTCTATCAAAAGCAGGAAAGATATTCCAAAAGATAGCGGGTACTACACTGCGGCAACTCCAATCAAACAGCGAGCTCGCTGGATACATCGAGACATTCAACAACTCTTTGGTTCGTAAAGGAGAGAGAATAGAAAACACCGGAAAACATGTTAATGACTTGATTATCTGGTTTGAAAATAAGTTTGGTAAGGAGATCGAAAAAAGGAAAAGTGAAAAGGGTAAATCTAAAGTTCAGGCAAAACTGGATGAGATAATGCAGTTCTTTTCGAAGGACAATAAGAAGAACTTGGATCTGGTTTTCTCTTTACAGAACGCAATCGTTGATGCCAAACTTCTCATTATTTCAAAACTGGATAAGGTGAAGGAACTTGATACGTTTGTCCGAACCAAGAATGGATTTAAAACAACTGGAAGTGAAGGATTTGTAGCCATAGACAAAACAACCGATGGTGCAGTAAAACTTGTGGATCGTTTAGAATTCTCAATGAATAATTTTTCACCTGACATAATAAAGGGTTGGCAAAGATGAATAAAATGATGAAATCGTTCAAATTATATAGTGAAGAAAAAACAAAGGAAGTAGTTTTTACTTTTGGTCGTTTTCAACCTCCGACGGTAGGACACGAGAAATTGGCGAACAAAGTCGCCTCTGTTGCCCCCGCAAGTGACTACAGAATATACGCATCACAATCATCCGATCCGAAAAGGAATCCTCTTAAATATGAGGAGAAGGTAAAGATCATGCGTAAAATGTTTCCGAAACACGGTCGAAACATTATTATTGATAAAACTATCAAAAATGTATTTGACATTGCTTCCTCTTTGTATGATCAGGGATTTACTCGTTTAGTAATGGTTGTTGGATCAGACCGTGTTGCCGAATTTAGAAAACTTCTTACAAAGTATGCTGGAGTGAAGGCAAAACACGGGTTTTATGATTTTCCTGATGGAATAGATATAATTTCCGCAGGAGAAAGAGATCCTGATGCCGAGGGAGTGACCGGAATGAGTGCTTCAAAGATGAGAGCGGCCGCGATGGAAGGTAATTTTAAATCCTTTTCTCAGGGACTACCAAGATCTTATGGGGAGGACATGACCCTTTTCAATCTACTTCGAAAAAGAATGGGATTGAAAGAAATGATAAATTTCAGAAAACACATTCAGTTGCCACCACTCTCCATAACACGAGAGCGATATGTTGCTGGTGAAATATTTAATGTTGGTGATACCGTCTTCTCTGGTAGTAATAAGATTACAATTTCTGAAAGAAAAACCAACTATATCATTGATGTAACCGGAAAGAAATATTTCACTGAGAGTCTTACCGAAGTCAGACAAGACAAACAGAGTGTAAAAGAGTTTAAACATTTTATTAACAGGAAATATGAATCTAACTAAAAAAATAAAAAAGTATAAATAGAGGATGGGTAAGTTGAAAGAAATAAGTAGTTTTAAAAGACGCGAGCTATCATACGAGCTCGGGAAAGAAGGCCCAAACAATTACGGTATTGTATTCAAAGGACAGAAGAAATTTTGGAAAGTCGTAAGCAGTAAAAAACTCGCCGACAGAGTGGTCGCAACTCTCAAAAGAAGAGGTAAAGATGCAGATGTTATTCAGACTGCCGCCCAAACAACAGAAGAAGCGGTCTATCCACATAAGATGTATGATCTTAAGACGGGAAAAGCACATGTTGCGAAGACTCCCGAAGATCATGAAAGAATGAGTAAACTTGGTTATACAAAGACTCCAGAGAAAGAAGAGAGTATCCATACGCATGCCATTTATCGTGCGCTATCCGAAAGGGTTGACTATTTAACACTCAATCAAATTAAAAAAGAGTGGTCAAAGGAATATCCGGGCACAAAGTTCAAGTTTCAAGTTTCAAAATATAAGGGAATGGAAAGACTTGCAGTTCTCTCACCAGATGGCTATGAATTAGAAGTTTATGATAGAGTTCCCGGCCAAGGTTGGACCATACAAGAAACCACAGACAAGACCATGAAAGGCCTTGATGAGAACGACCGGACAAAACTTGCGGCGTTGTATAATAAGGCATTGAAACATATGCCACATTCTCCTGCTCAAAATAAGATTCGTAAGGAGATTGAAGCACTTCGTAAGAAGATGAAAATTGATGAGGGTGTAGACGACCCCGCAATTTTCAAAGTAGTGTTCCTAGCAGGGGGCCCAGGATCTGGAAAGTCTTTTACTGTAGGTAAGACGGGTCTCTCCGCATTAGGTTTTCGAATTATAAATTCCGATGATATTTTTGAATTCTCTCTGAAGAAGGCCGGAATGGGTACAACACAAAAGGATATCTATAGTCCAAAAGGTCAAAAAATTCGGGTAGGAGCAAAGAAACTCACCGCAAAGAAAATGGATCTTTACCTTAATGGCAGACTTGGATTGGTAATTGACGGGACTGGAAAGGACTTTACAAAGATTCAAAAATGGGCGGTATCTTTGAAGGAAATTGGTTATGATATTGGAATGATTTTTGTCAACACAAACCTTGAAACCGCCATTGCCCGAGACAAAAAAAGAGGTAGAACTCTTGGTGACAAAAAAGTAACTAAGATGTGGCAAGAAGTTCAAGATAACCTCGGTAAGTTTCAAAGCTTGTTTGGAACGGAGTTCGTCATTGTTGATAATTCCGAAGGAGCAAACTGGGAAAAGGCAACCCTTAATGCATATAAGAAAATGAGTAAATTCGCTAAAACCCCACCAAGAAACCCCATTGCAAAGAAGTGGATCAAGGACGCCGGAGGTAGACTGAAAGATTCATATTCAATTCATATAAACCGACTACTCAAAATGGTAGAGCATGTAATCATTGGTGATGAAGAACTAAAATTACAAATTGCTGAATCAATTACAGTTGAATCAAAGCCAAGTGAGATTAAACAAATATTTAAAGGCCTTCACAGGAAGTATGAAAATGACAAAAGACGAAAATAATAGACTAGATCGAATAGAAGAGAAGATTGATAAACTCTCTGATGCCATTGTCACATTAGCAAGGGCAGAAGAAAAGATACACAATCTTCAAGATCAGTTTTCTGCAGCTCTTACAAAGTTGAATGATATTGATGATCGTATTCGGTTAGTAGAAACCAAAACAGGAGAAAATGAGAAAAAACTCTCTGCTTTGTCTAAATTTTTCTGGGTAATAGTGACGGCAACGGCAACAGCAGTAACAGGATCAATAGCATTTTTGACAGGAGAACGATAAAATATGAATATGATAGGATTTAAAAAATATTTAACAGAGAAACCTCTTACTCCTCAACAAAGGATAGCGAGAGGGAGAATCATGAAGAGGTTGGCGCCCAAGATTGCGATGAAGAGGAAACTCGCAATGAAAAAGAAGGCAACACCCGAGAAACTGAAAATAAGAGCAATGAAGAAGGCCCGGGATGTCGTTCGAGCGAAATTTATAAAGGGTAAGTCATACAAGGATTTGTCTTATTCTGAAAAAATTCAACTCGACAAAAAGGTCGAGAAAAAACAAGCAATGATCAAGAAGATCGCCAAGAAACTTTTACCAGCGATGAAAAAGGCCGAGGCTGAAAGAATTAAATCACTTAGAAAACAAGCAGGAGGAGAAGAGTCATGAATATTAAAG